ACCGAGTAATGTATTTCCAACCATGGTTAAAAGTTCAAGAAGTTGACATTCCAACAGTCAAATTAGTTATCAGTCTTTCCGGAAAAATGTTCTATCACGGCAAGAATCTCCTCGGTATTGATGAATATCCATTTGTGCCGGCGCAATGTTATGTAGAGCCGGATATTCAAGCATATGCATGGCGTAAACAAGGCATTATCCGAAACCTAAGAGATGCGCAGTTCTTATACAACATGCGCAAAGTGATCGAGCTTCAAATACTACAAAGTTCTTTAAACGCTGGTTGGATTTATCCGGTCGACGTTGTACCGGACCCAAAATGCTTCCGTCAATCAAGCGGGGGTGATGGGTTCTTAATCCCATTAAAAGCAGGCAGGCAGGTCAATGAAATTCAAAGAATTGAGCCGGTGTCTATTCCTCAATCTCTGCTTGAGCTGTCTAACAGTCTGGCAGAGGATATTACTAAAATTTCAGGGGTAAATGAAGAGCTATTGGGCGCGGCGACAGACGACAAGTCTGGGATATTATCTATGCTACGTCAGGGAGCTGGCCTCACTACGCTGCAAACCATCTACGACAAGCTGGACTATACACAGAGACTATATGGAAAGATTCGGTTGCAGGCAATTCGTAAAAACTTCTCTAAAGGTAAGGTACGTAACATCCTTGGCCATGAAGCGGATCCCCGATTCTTTAGTTCCTACTCTCAAAAATATTCCGTTGCAGTTGAAGAGGGTAACTACTCAACCACGCAACGTCAAATGGAATTGCAGCAACTCTTGCACTTTAAACAACTCGGAATGGCAATACCTGACAAGTCAATACTCCGCGCAGCTTTTATCACGAATAAACGCCAAGTTATCGCGGATATGGAAGAAGCAATGCAACAGCAATCACAAGCTCAACAAGCCGATGCTCAACAAGCTGCTAAATTGGATAACGCAAAAGTACTCGATCTATTCGCTAAGGCTAGGGCTAATCTGGCTAAAGAGCAAGATAGCCTGGCTGCGGCTTCAGAACGCATGGCTAAGATTCAAGATATCACTGCCGATGCCGAGTACAAAACAGCTAAGGCAGACCTGGAAATCGTTAAGCAAATGATTGAGTTAGAAGATATGGACCTTGCCAACTTCCGGAGCAATCTGGAAATGGCCGAGTACATCAGGGGAGTAAATAAAGCAAATCAACAAGTGCCGGCGGCCGCTGGCTAGGAGAAAGTATGAAAGAGCATAAAAAACACAAGCATCACCCACATGACAAAGTTGCTGCTATGCCGCAGTTTAACGAATGTCATTGGGAAAAGAAAATGGCAGACGTTGAGGTTGCCGACGGAAAGTATTCTAGCGAGATGAACCAAGCTGAAGAATATAAAAAATCCGTTGATGGCCTGGCTAACTATGCCAAAAAACACAAAGAGAAGCATTAATCCCGACCTGACATGTGTAGGCACGGGTTGGGGATAAGCGGAAAACGCCTAATCCCCTTTTTTTACATTGCGTTACATAACAAACCATTGAGGTTCAAATGTCTAAGCATACGAAGCACAATCCCGATTACACAAAGAATCGGACAGCTGACGTTGTTAAGCATGGGAAAGGCCGAGCAGTTCCGAACGAACATTGGCAACAAAACATGGACTTAACTCCGGCAGGATCAGACAGCTCATCCGGAGCTTTTTTACCTAGATCCGGTACGACTAGACCAACGCCCCATAAAAAAACAAACGAGTGTGATCATTAATGGACGACTACCCAATTTTTGATGGCGAATGCCATGCAATCCCAGGTTCAACCGAGTATGGCTATATAGCCCATAAAGTAACCGCTGAACTAGCCGACTTGCAAGAGAGAATCGAGCAGGAGGTCGGGAAATATGCCGAGTATTTATATGCCTATGACAAAGAAGAAGTCCTCGAGATTTTGAAAGATGTCATGCGCGCTCAAATTAGATGCGTTTGCACTCCGGAACGTTACCAAATAGTACACCGACCTCCTTGGGTTGTAGGCGCGCTCGCCCAATACGGAACCGTCTGCCTTAAATTTAAACGCGCAAAAAAAGACAACCTAGATGAACCCCTTAAAAGTTGCTCGCGATGTTGTTAAGTACATAAAAAACGGCGAAGAGAAGAAGCGAAAACTAAGCTATCGGGATGTCAAATTCGATCCGGATGGGTGGTCAGACGCAAAGCTATTTTTGCCGGCAGACTTTGATTTGGTCTTCATAAAGACAAAAGAGAAGACATATAGCGGCTGGTCCACTGGAAGCAAGTGGGACGGGCTAAAACATAAACTAGATTCAGAAGTCCTTTATTGGAAAAGACAGGATTAATGTTCGAGCGAATAACCAAGATTGATAACTCACGAGAAGCAGATGGTCCTCGTGAAAAGGATTACTCCATTGAGTTAACTGACCAGCAGCACAGGGAAAAGCTGGAGGCGCAGACTAAGCTTGTTTACAAGCCTCCGGTTGAGGATGGGGATATGACTCCAGCACTTAAAGAAAAGTTCGAAAAGGCTAGAGATTTAACAAAAGACACTAAGGTCACAAAATTGAAAGAAGGTAAGAAAAATGAGCGGAAAAAGAGCAAAACTACTAAGAAAACATCTTCTAAAAATAATCCCAAATCCAACACCTCAGCAGTGGCGCAGGTATAAAAGAAATTATAACGAAGGTCTTGTTTAATGAGTGCATTAATTCAACCAAGAGAAACAGCCGGTGCAATTTCGAACCGGCTAATGAAAGATCAGACAAAATATGACGCTTTGGAAGTCGGGCACGCAATGACCGACGACATTATGCCGCATCTCCGGCAATGTATTGAAAATCACAAGAGCATCATAAATGAGAATGAATTCTGTATCGTCATGCTTTTGGCTAAAGATCCCCTCCTTGCCACCGTTATTCGTCGAAAGTTCTATGCCTGGCCTTATTTACCGAAGCCCAGACCAAATCAAGCTGTATTTTTATACAACAAGGGATTGGATAGAATAACGAAAAGACTGTGGGTTATGCCCTCGGATGTTGTAATGGCTGAATTGCACAGCCTTGCACACGTGGATAAGCAATATCAAACTATGAAGGCGTGGTGCGATGCATTTTATAAGGGTTGGAAGTTTGTCCGGACCCCTGGATCAAAAGACCCAGGGAAATTCGTTAATACCGATCCTTTCTATTTTTGGAACTTCGTTAGAAAAGATCAACAAGTTGACATGCCATCAGAGCATGAGTACTTCCTAAAGCATAGAGAAGAATTGATCCAAGCAGGCTGTAAGGTGCCGGACGCGGACTACTCCGAGGCCTTTGATTTTAGTAAAATCCACGTCAAAAACGTCATAGATGCGCAAGATCCCGTTGTCGATTAAAACGTTTTCTATAGGTTTAGGAAGGCATAAAATCCCAATAGGGGCATCCGCTGCCATATAGTTCAAGGTCGTTTTATAGTCCTTAAACTTTTGCAATAGCTCCTCTCGAAGCTTTGTCATCATCATTTCTTGTTCGATCTGGTAGTCTTTATTTTCAAGATTACCAGGCCTTTCTCCTTCAAATTCAAATTTATCTTTAACATTTGAATTGAGTTTTTCAATAATTTCTTTTACATTTCTCTTAGTTGTATCAACCATATAAGGAGACTCCAATATGACAGTTGTTCCCCCTGAAAGTAAGCAAGAAAATATTTTAAAACAAGAACAAGTTGACACAAATGTGCAACAACAAAAAGTTGACACAAATTTGAATCAACCTCAAGGTCAAGAAAAGCAACAAAAAAATTTAGAAGACGATGAAAACTTCAAAGCCTTTAGAGAAGGAAGAAAAAAAGATCGATTGGAACGAGAGGCTGCTGAACGACGAGCTGCTGAAAAAGAAGCAGAGGCTGCTGCTCTTAAAGCAGCGATGGAGGCAGCTTTCACTAGAGGGTCGCCTACACCAGCGGCCTATATGCAGCATCATGGAATGAATGAGCCGCCCGATGAGTCCGAAGATGTACGCATTGAGAAGAAAGTCAATGCCATCATTGCTCAAAGAGAAGCTGCTGCTGCTCGTCAACAGGCCGAAAGGGAAGCTGTCGAATATCCTAACCGGCTAGCTAAAGATTACCCAGATTTTCACCACGTTATCTCGCAAGAAAACCGCGACTATTTAGATTACCATTATCCGGAAATTTCAAGGCCATTAAGCCGATTACAAGACGGATATGACAAGTGGTCCGATATTTATCACGCAATTAAAAAACTAGTTCCTAATTCCGTTACAGCAAAAAAAGAATTGGCTAAGGCTGAAATCAATCAAGCCAAGCCAAAGTCTAGCTCTATGCCTACTTTAGCTCAGCCGGCACCGGCTCCAGGTTCGCATATTTTGTCCGAAGAAAGAAAAGCGGCTAACTGGGCAAGAATGCAGCAATTTATGAAAGGAGTGGGTTAATGGAATATGAAAAACTAGCGTTAGAATTTGAATTCTTGCGCGAAAAATTAAAGCAAGCAGCAACTCTTTTGATTCGTGACGAATGTAAAACAGAAGTAGCTTTTATTCTCGGTTGTTTGCATTCAATTTGCCATCAACACTGCGCTGAGTATCACTTGAAAAATAAGGCTGAAAAGCATGTGGATTCCTAGACGGCCATTTGTTCAAGTTGGCCTTAGAGATATTGTAGATAAATTTTTACCAGAAGAAGAAGTTGAGGAGTTCGCGGCGTGGGCATTCGGGAAATATTACAATAATCTAAAGCTTGAAGAATTTGCCCACGCCTGGAACCGACTTCATAAAGACCTTTATGAGGTAAATATATCCAATACAATTGTGCATGATGTTTACAAAATGACAACTTGCTTTAAAAATAGGAACAAAAATGAAGGACAAAAACAGCTATCTAATTGAAGATTTGCCTGGAATTTTTGCAAATCAGGCAGAGGAAGCTGAAACTAACCACGAAAGAATGGTTAAAGAATATGAAGAAAACTTTCCAGAATCTGACCCTCCGGAATGGTTAAAAAGTAATTTTAATATTGCACGCGCTCTTTCCGTTATGGCCGCAGAAATTGATAGATTGAAAACCATTTGTAATTAAAAAAAAGATTTGATAGATTTGGGATAGCGAATAAATCGGAAGGATTCGCTGCCCTTCCCTGGCTGCATAGTACGCTTCGCCAACGTAAGACAGTTTTTGGTTTCGTCAACCGCGAAAACAATTTCAACTTACAAGAGGCAATACTATGTCATTCTCAACAGGGATCACAGGTATTCAGAACATGGCGCCGGAACTACCGGTCCAGGCTTCAGAAGACCTATTGTCCACCCCAATGTTCAACTTAATCCACTCCTTCGGCGTTGATTTGCATCATGCTGAAAGTTATGTGGGTAAAACAACTAGGATGTCTCGCTTCGAACGCCTTTCAACTGAAGGTGGTCAGCTTGACGGTTCTGGTATCGACCCCGCTTCCGAGGTCCCAGTTCGTACAGATATCGATGCGACTATGGAGATTTACGCCAAGTCTATCGTTACAAACGAGCAGGTTGTCCTCTGGGAAAACAGCAAAACATTAACAAAATTCACTGCTCTCTTGGGTCAATGGCTCAGGGAAAAAGAGGACTTGTTAATGCGCGACCTATTCGCAAGCTCTGTTTCCTACATCAACGCCACCGGCGGTTTGAACGGAGACCAGCCTTCGAATATCTCGTTGAACGATGTAAACAACATCGAAAATATTTTACTTGGCAACGATGCACGTTCAATGCTGACCAACTTGGAAGCGACTTTAAAGTTCGCAACCGGTGGTGTCCGCGACGCGTTTATCGCCCTTGCAAATACCAACCTCTGCGCCGACCTTCAGAAAGTTCAAGGCGTGCTGCTTAAATCAGCATACCCGACGCAAGAAGGGATCCGGCCTGAAGAATATTGCTCTATTTCTAGATTCCGTTTCTTTGTCAGCTCTAAGGCTGCAAGGACTCCTGGTATCTCCTTAAAGGGCAATACGATTTACACAATCCCTATGTATGGCTTGGAAGCTGCCGCTAAGATCGAGCAGAACAACTATACCGCGGTTATTGGGTATCGCCCACCTTGGGTTGTTTCTTCTGTCGCTCAGAACAGCCAGCTTTATGCGAAGTTTGCGATTGCTCGCGCGATCACAAACCAAAACTGGATCTCTGGTTTGAACGTAACAACTTTCCAACCATCATAAGGAGATTAGGATTATGCCTTTTACTATTGTTTCTCAAGGGACTTTTACACAGCCTTCAACCGCTGTTAACCAAATCATCCCACTTCCGAGTGGAGCTGATTATTTTACCACAACCAACCTAACCCAAATGAACCTTGCGCCAAACCCAGGTGTTTGCGTCCGAGGGGAATGGTATGGAGGTGGGTTAACTGCAAATAACGATGGTCTGCGCTGGAAAAAAACAAACAGTTCAAACGCCATCAATATTGATAAGTTTTCCACTGCAACAGCATCTAATGGTTTTACCTACGTTACAAGTTTTCAGCCACCACAGGCAGCTTTAACTGGTACAACTATTACAAATGCTAACCCAGCGGTTGCATCCGTGACTAACACCTACTCTAACGGAGATCAGGTCGTTATTTATAATGCAGTTGGGATGCAGCAAATCAGCGGCATGACATTCACAATCTCAAGCGTTTCTGGTTCTCAGTTTACGCTTTTAGGTTTGGATGCATCCGGATTCGCTGCCGGTGCAACGTCGTTCCAAGTTCGAAGAGTAAATCAATTTACTCCTGTCGAGCCAAGCTTCTTGTTTGTGACTAAAGTAACCCAAGCCGCACAAGCTCAAGTTACCGTGTCTCAAGCTAACAGCGTTTACTTAGGTCAAAAACTTGAGTTTACGATCCCAGGAAGCTTCGGTATGGTTCAGTTAAATAACTTCAACCAGCCGCAAAGCTTGCCAGCCGTTGTGACTTCGATTGTCGATGCTTATAACTTCACAATCAACGTCAACACAACGAACTACACCGCGTTTGCTTTCCCAGCAAGCTCCGGTTCTCCGACTACATTGCTTTTTGCAACTTGTGCACCTGCAGGTCAGTCTACTCAGTTTAACCCGATTACCGGCGTTCAAACAGGGTACAACTTTACGCAGATTCCATTCCATACAGGACAGTTTATTCCATACATGTACGTCCCAGCCGGCGCGAACTCCCCAGGGGGATCAGCAGGCGATGTTATCGTATGGCAAGCTTACAAAATGGAAACAGGAACAATAAATGCACCAGTTCCTAGCTAATGCATCGATCATTGCGAGGGAAACCTCGTAATGGTCGTAGATAGATTGAGGATCATTTTGTTGATGTCAACAAAATGGTCTTCAATGGACCTAAAAGCTTTTTCCTGACGTTAGGAAAATGGTTGATACACGGGTGGGGACATATTGTCCCCCTCCTTAAATCAAGGAAAAAATGGCTAATAACTATCTGCCTCCGGTGATTCAAATCCCTAGTTCTTTGTTGATTACGGCGATAACGCAATCAGCTCCTATGGTTATTTCCGTGGCAATAGGAAACCCAACGACAGAGGCAAACACCTATATCGTCGGGATGAACGTTAGGCTCTTGGTTCCTAGACCTTATGGAATGTATCAAGCAAACGGCTTGGTAGGAACGATCCTAGCAATCAATGGGTCGGACTTCACTCTTACTCTTGATTCAAGCGGATTCGATCCCTTTGTCGTTCCTTCGGGAAATGTCGAGCAGCCGGCATCTATTGCCCCATTTGGCTCTAGAAATTTGCAATACAACAACAGCACCGACCAGGTGCCCTTTCAATCATTAAACAATATAGGAAATTAATATGGCGAAACCACAACTAACACTCTGCACCGCCGGCGGCGAAATGCATGGGTTAATCAACACAATGACCAATTGCGTTCCCTTTGATGACTTTAAGCATTTCAAACCGGAACACAAGAAAGAGCTAGAAGCCCAGAAAAAAGAAAATTCAAGAATGGTTAAAGCCGAATACCTCAATTCAAGAGGAAAGCATGAACGTTTAACTAAACCTTTCTGCTTGGGATCCGGCGAACCAATCCAAATTTGGCATTTCATTCCAGGCAAAACTTACGAAGTCCCACTCG